CTTCGAGTCTGAAGGGGATGACATTCTCGACTTCACACAATCTAATCCGTTCGGTGAGATCGGGGGTGCACAGTAATGCTTGGTACTTATTCTTATAACGAAATTTTTAGAAAAACCGTAGTTGCTTTTGGTACGATTTTCAATAACATTGAAATTCGTCGTACCAATGGAACAGCAACTGAGGTTATGAAGGTTCCTTTGGCATACGGTCCCAAGGATAAATTCTTGGCACGTCTTCGTCAGGTTGGTGATTTGACAGAAAAGGATGCTGTTCAAATCACTCTTCCCAGAATTTCTTTCGAGATCTCTGGATTCTCATATGATCCTGCAAGGAAGGTTTCTCCTACACAAGTGATTCGTAATGTTGATGGTGATAATGGAACTAAGAAAGCGTATATGCCAGTTCCATACAATGTTGATTTTGAGTTGGCAATTCTATCAAAGAATCAAGATGATGGTCTGCAGATCCTGGAGCAGATCCTCCCCGTTTTTCAACCAATGTTTAACATAACGATTAACTTGGTTCCTGCGTTGGGAGAGAAAAAAGATTTTCCAATTGTACTCAATTCAGTCACCTATGAAGATGACTATGAGGGTGACTACACAACTAGAAGAACATTGATCTACACACTGTCTTTTACTGCAAAGACATTCTTGTATGGTCCTGTTTCCGATGCTACAGATAGCCTCATCACCAAAGCAATTGTTGATACTGCAGCATCTGCATCTCCATCTGCTCCCAGAGAGATGCGTTATACGGTAACTCCAGATCCGATCAATGCGGATCCAGATGATGACTTTGGCTTCAATGAACTATACAGTGAATTTACAGATGGACTCTCAAGAAACCCAACAACAGGACAAGACGAGTAAGTTATCCAAATTTGAGGGGATTGAAGATGCATTGGATGTAGAAACAACTATCGTTCCTACAGAAAAAGCACCACTAGCAAAACCTCAAGAAAATGCACAGATAACTAAAGACTATGAGTATTCTCGTGGTCAATTTTATGCACTGATTGAAAAGGGTCAGGAAGCAGTTGACGGCATTCTTGAATTGGCACAGGAATCAGATTCCCCTAGAGCATATGAAGTTGCTGGCAATCTGATCAAAAACGTTGCAGACACTGCCGATAAGTTGATTGATCTTCAGAAGAAGATGATGGAACTAGAAGAAGGTCCCAAGAGTAAAGCAGCGCAAAATGTTACCAACAACACTATGTTTGTAGGTAGCACTGCAGAACTTGCCAAGTTTCTGAAGCAACAGAAACAGAATGATAAATAGTAAAGAAACAACCTAAAGATCAATGGATAGAGTACGTGTATTGGCAACTGAGGTTACTCTTAGTGCCGCAACAAACCTGAGTAAGGCAACTGCCGTGCGTGTCGTAAATGACACTGCTGCCACCATCGTGCTCATCGTTGATGATGGCGCTGTTGTTACCGAGCGTGGTGGCACGGATAAGTATGTTGCTCTGGGTAGCAGAAATGTCAGCATCGAAGCAGGCGGTGTCCTTTATCTGGAAAAGGATCCTCTGGAGACAATCGATGGCGCTGGTCTCAAGTGCACTAAAGTTGCGAGACAGTGATGGAAAAAGATCTAGGTGCTGATCAAAAGCAACAGCAAAAGGCACAACAACTAAATAAGCAAAGACAGACTCTTGATAGAAGACAACTTATGATCAATATGCGTAAGTTGCAACTTCAACGCAAGTCTGTGCAGCAGGCAGGTGCTGGCACAGATATGCACCTGCAAACCCAGTCTTTCAAATCTTTTGGAAGATTTATTTCGGAGAGGTCGAATGGCTGAACAACTAGAGAATGGTACCTATCAATGTCAATACTGTGGTTTGACATCCCCCAAAGGACATTGGCGTCCGAATGCGTGGATTGAGAAGCACGAAGCAAATTGTCCTAGGAATCCAAAGTTCAATAAGAAAAAATGAAATCATTCAGTCAGTATATTTTAGAAGGCGCTGGTTGCTCCAAATGTGGTTGCGAGAAAGGCAAGCGTAAAGAAAAGTGCGAATGTGGTTGTCATAAGATGCCTGACGGTTCTTATATGGAAGGTGAGTCGCATAGCGAATCTTACACCATCAATCCCAAGGCACATAGACAGCAACAGCGTGCTGCTAAGATTAGAAATCTTGCTCAGAAAGGTGCCACCGAGGGTGAGAGATCTGCTGCTGAAAGGAAAACCAAAGGTCCGAAGATGTTTGGTGAAGGTGCTGCTTGGACTCGTAAAGAGGGGCAAAATAAAGAAGGTGGTCTCAATGAGAAGGGTCGCAAGTCTTATGAGCGTGAGAATCCTGGCAGCGATCTGAAAGCACCACAACCCAAAGGTGGTCCTCGTAAGAGGTCTTTCTGTGCAAGAATGTCTGGTATGAAGAAAAAACTTACCAGCAAGAAGACTGCTAACGATCCAGATAGCAGAATCAATAAGTCCCTCAGAGCGTGGAACTGCTGATGAAATCCTTTAAGAACTATCTCTCTGAGAGCATCAACATCTCAGGCGACTTCAACGGTAACCTCTATATGGGGTCTGCTCCTGAACCCGTACAAGAAACGTACGAGGCAGATATGGAGTGGAACGGAGAACTGTATCGTATTCAGGTACAGTATGAAGGTAAGATTCCTCAGAGAAATGAACTGACCGAGATGGTACAGTCCGAGTATCCTGGTGCCATCATTCAGAATGTTTATCCTCTGACTGAAGGTAAGAAGATTGTTTCCAGTAAGAGGATTGCACACGATAGCGAGTGGTCCTGATAAATGAAAAACTATATCATTGAAGATCAATTTAAGTTACAGGTTGCTCGTGGCAAAATCAAAGGAGCAACAGTAATAAACATCTTTGGTCATAACAACTCCCAAGGCACAGATTTTAGGACTGTCTGGGAAAAATCAGACACGACTGGATTACTGAAACCAGCATCTGCTTTACAGATGACTGTTACCAGTGACATTGGAACGACTGCTGATGATGGTGTTATCATCCGTGTGATTGGTCTGGATGCTAATTATGATGTGATTGC